CCGATGACGCTTTACCGCATCCAGAATGCTCCGGAGGGATTTGCCTTTCGCGACGGCACAGTAAAAAAGATGCACGAAGCGTACGTGCGGAGAGAACGTGAAATGGCGGCCGATGCACGAGTGCGCAAGGAGCTCGGCTTATGATTTCCTTCATTAGTGAGATGGGGCCGAAGCTTGTCGCCAACGGGTATCCGGTAGTGGAGCTTGCCCCCGGCAAGAAGTGCCCGTTGCGCAAGGAGTGGAACTCGCGTCCTTTGTCCGCGCAGGCCTGCAGGCAACGCGATCCTTCGGAGGGCGTAGGCGTTCTGTGCGGGTACGGCGACAACCCGATTTGTGCCGTCGACGTAGACTTCTGCGGGACTCAGGAGGAGGCGGACGCCTTGTTCAGTGCGATGTGCAAGGCGGTGCCCGGCTGCGGGCTTGCCGTCTACCGCGTGGGCCGTGCTCCGAAGTTTGCCTTGTTGTTCCGAGCGGAAGGCGCGTGGGCGAAAGCGGTAACGAAGACGTACTTCAAGGACGGAGATCCCGATACGAAGTCAAGAGTCGAGATCCTTGGGAAAGGTCAGCAACTGGCGCTTTACCATGTTCATCCGGACACGAACGAGCCGTATCGCTACCCGATGTCCGTGCTGACCGGAGAGCCTGCGGACGTTCCGGTTGCGGAGCTCCCGTTGTTGACGTACAAGGACGCGTGCGCTCTGTGTGAGCTCTTCGAAAGGCTCATGGACGAGAATGGTTGGACGCTTGACGCGAAGTCCGAAGCGAGGATGGTTGTCAACTACGAGGATGCGTTGGCGCGGGAGCTCGAGCCCAAGCGTCCCGTCGGGCTCACGCTCGAGGAGATCAAGGAGGTGTTCGAGATCATCGACTACGGCTGGGAGGAATACCAGCAGTGGTTGCACGGCGGAATGCGCATCCATCACGAGACGGGCGGCTCCCTTGAGGGCCTGACGATTTGGGATGAATTGAGCCAGACCGCGACGAACTACGAAGGTTACGAGAGTCTTGCCCGCAAGTGGAACACGTTCAAGGATCATGGCGGCAACTCGCTGACCATGTGGCCGTTGGCCAAGAAGGCCGGCTTTGTGAGCGCGCGTGCGTCTTCGTTGACGGAGGACGGTCTTGCGTGCCGCTTGGTCCGGTACAGCAAGGGCGCCGTTCGCTACGAGACGAACAAGGGCCGCTGGTACTACTTCAAGAACGACACGGGCCTTTGGGAGAAAGAGAAGGCGCAGGCGTGCCTTAGCGACGACATCGTTGAACGCATCGTGTTTCAGTCGCTGGCCTCTGAGATTCAGGAAGCCAGAAGCAATGGAGACGATGAGCTCGCCGACGAGATCCAGAAGTTCCAGCTTCGGTGCGCCAACAACCGCTCCAGCATCGTGAAGAAGACCCGAGAGAATGTGTCGAACATCGAAGAGGTGTGCATATCCGAACGGGACTTCGACAAGAAGGACGGCTACATAGCCGTCAAGAACGGGCTTGTGAACCTCGCCACGAGGGACCTGATCCCCAACAGGCCGGAGTACCTCATGGTTCGCCATTGTGAGGTTGAGTACGACCCCACAGCGGAGTGCCCGACGTGGCGCCGATGCGTTTCCGAATGGTTCGAGAACGACGAAGTGGCAAGGTACATCCAGAAGGTGCTGGGGAAGATGCTCACCGGAACGCCGGAAGAAGAGGCCTTCTACCTGCTGGTGGGCGATGGCGCGAACGGGAAGTCAAGCTTTCTCGATACGCTTCGCCGCGTCATGGGCGGCTATGCGAAGACGGTGGCGGACAACGTCATCATGGGAAGTCGCGAGAACGCACCGGGCGGCGCAAGAGCGGACTTGGCCGCGTTGGGCGGCGTTCGCTTGGCCTATTGCTCCGAAACGGGGGACGGCGATACGCTGCGCGCCGCCGTGCTCAAGCGCATGACGGGGCGTGACGAGATGTCTGCCCGGTGGCTCTTCTCGAACGACGACGTGACGTACGTTCCGCAGTTCACTTTGTTCGTCGCAACGAACTTTCCGCCGAGGCTCCGTGGGGGTGACAACGCCGTGCGACGTCGCATCCGCATGATCCGGTTCCCGCGCGACTATGAGAACGGTCCCGACGCCTGCCGTCGCATCCCCGGACTCGCCAAAAAGCTTGAGAACGAAGCGCAGGGCATTTTCAACTGGATGCTTGAAGGCTACGACATGGCGGTTCGTGAAGGGGTCAAGATTCCGACAGCCGTGCTTCAGGAGTCGAACGAGTATGCGGACTCGCAGGACTTGGTGTCACAGTGGTTCATGAGCGAGTGCGAGCTTGCCGAAGGAGAACGTGAATCGGTGGAAACCATGTTCCAGAGGTACCGCGAATGGGTTGATGCCCAGAACGACCGCGAGGGGCAGATGGCGCAGCGAGGGTTCACGGACCGCTTGAAAAAGTACATCGAGCGAAAGGGGCTTCGCATCCAGCTCAAAAAGATGCACGGCAAGCGCTACTTCGTGGGCGTTGCGCTTCGGTACGACGATCCGACGCCCAACGACGACTTTACCGACATTCCCTAACTAACCCATACGGCCCCGGTCTTGGCAGTCCGCGGGCCGTTTTGATAGGAGGTGATTCCATATGAATGAACTATCTGACGACATTGCCGAGGAACTGGCGAAGGGGTACAACGATCCCCTGCGCTTCGTGCTTTGGGCGTTCCCGTGGGGCGAGTCGCCCGAACTGTCCATCGTTCCCCTGCCCGAGCCTTGGGCGTCGAAGTATCCGGGTTGCAAGTACGGCCCCGACAAGTGGGCCTGCGAGGTGCTTGAGGAGATCGGCGAGCAGGTGCGCGCCAACGCCTTCGACGGGATCCACGCCGTCAAGCCCATACGTCTTGCCGTTGCATCAGGCCACGGCATCGGAAAGTCGTTCCTCACGGCCTGCCTCGTGATTTGGATCCTTGCCACGCGCCCCAACTGCAAGGGCGTGGTGACGGCCAACACGGCGGCGCAGCTGAAGACGAAGACCTTCGCCGAGATCGCGAAGTGGCTGAAGCGTTCGCTCGTCTCCGACCTCTTCGAGGTGAAGGCGGAGTCCATCGAGGCGAGGGAGGCGCCGGAGGCTTGGCGTGTGGACGCCCAGACGTGCAAGGAGGAGAACTCGGAATCGTTTGCCGGCCAGCACTCGGCATCGTCCACGTCCTTCTACATATTCGACGAAGCCTCAGCTGTGCCCGACGTGATTTGGGAAGTGGCAGAAGGCGGTCTGACCGACGGCGAGCCGATGATGTTTGTCTTCGGCAACCCGACGCGAAACACGGGAAGGTTCCGCGAATGCTTCGGCAAGCGCAAGAACCAGTGGAGCACGAGGCAGATCGACAGCCGCAGCGTCTTCATCACGAACAAGGAGCAGATGGAGGAGTGGCGCAAGGAGTATGGGGAGGACTCGGACTTCTTCCGCGTTCGCGTGAAGGGCGAGTTTCCGAGCCAGTCCGACAAGCAGTTCATCCCGTCGGGCCTTGTTATGGAGGCGGCGAGGCGCGACATGCCGCACAACGCGGCGACGTGCGCGATCATCGGCGTGGACGTGGCGCGCTTCGGCGATGACGACAGCGTGATCTACACGCGCATCGGAAGGGGGTGGCTTCCGATCAAGCGCTTCAAGGGCCTCTCCACAACCCAACTCGTGGCCAAGGTGAAGAAGCACTACGACGAGGTGAAGGCACTTGGCTTCCCGAGAGACCGCATCTACATCAACGTCGACGAAGGCGGCGTGGGCGGCGGGCCGAAGGACCAGCTTCGCGACGACGGCTACCCCGTGCGCGGCATCCAGTTCGGCGCCGGCGCGGACGACCCGAAGACGTATGCCCGCCTTCGCGAGGAGATGTGGGGAAGGATGAAGCTGTGGCTGATGGACGGCGGCACGCTCCCGAACGATCAGGGCCTGATCGACGACTTGACGGCGCCCGAGTACGACATCCTGCCGGGCGGGCAGATCAAGCTCGAGTCGAAGAAGGACATGAAGAAGCGCGGCATGCCGTCGCCCGACAGTGCCGACGCGCTTGCGTTGACCTTCGCGTACAAGGTGGAGGAGTACATCCCGCTCGCGGAGCTTGCCTACAGGAACCGCACTTCCGGCCGCAGGGACTACGACCCGTTCGCCTGTCTGAAGTAAATCTGCGCAGCAATTAAATGCGCGCTTGATTTGCCGCCCCAATTGGGGCATGAGACGAACCCCGCGTGGTTTGATTGGGACCAACGAATAAAAGGAACCGGAGAATGGGATCGATCGAGTATCAGGAAGTGTCGTTCAACGAGCTCTACGAAATGGACGGTTGGACGGACTGGGTGACGGAGTACATCAACGAGACGGCCAACCCTGCCATTGGCGCGGCCGAGGCGCAGGTCTCCCACTACCGTGCGCTCGATGATGACGGGAAGCTTCGCGTCGTGGCGGTGCTTGACGACGGACGCCTCGTCGGCGCGGCCGCGCTTCTCGTCACACAGTCCCAGCACTACCCGTTCCCGCTCGTCGGCGTCGATGCGTTCTACCTTCGCAAGGCGTGGCGCCGCGGCCGCACGGGGCTCGATCTCCTCGGGTGCGCCAAGGCCGTCGCGGCCAAGGAGGGCGCTCCGGGCCTCACCTTCATGACGCCGCCGGGCTCGGCGTTCGACAAGCTGTGTGCGAGGCTCGGCATGACGCACACCCACAACTGCTACTGGTGCAAGTGCGATGAATGATCTTGCTACCCGCGCGGCGGCGGTGGAGGCGTTGGGGCAAGCCTTGGAGGCGGAGTTCCCGCCCGTGCATATCGAGACGGAGCACCACCTCCACGCCGGCATGTATTCACGCACCGTCTACGTCCCGAAGGGCGCGGCCGTTGTCGGCCTGACGGTCAAGGTGCCGACGCAATTGATTTGTTGCGGGCACTTCCGCATCACGGACGGCGGAGTGACGAAGGAGCTGCGGGGCGTTCACATCCTCGACGGCATGGCGGGGCGAAGGGCCGCCGTCTACGCCATTGAGAACTCGTCCTTCACCATGTGCTTCGCGACGAATGCGAAGACCGTGGAGGAGGCCGAAAACGAATTTACGGATGAGCCGGACAGGCTCTTAACTCGGAAGGAGAAACTCTTATGTCAGGAGTAGCAGTTGCAGTCGGTGTCACAGCCGCATCCATCGGCGCGTCGATGTATTCGGCGAACCGTCAGGACAAGGCGCAGCGTGCGGCCGCGGACAGGCAGGCCAAGTCTGCCGCCGAAGCGCAGAAGCAACAGCAGATGGAGTTCAACAAGGCCAACCAGAACGAGGTTGACGTGAGCGGCATCATGGGCCAGAACCAAGGCGGCGGTGCCGCCACGATGATTACGGGCCCGGGCGGCGTCGGCAAGAACGATCTCCTGCTCGGCGGCGGCTCGTCCCTGCTGGGAGGCTAATCATGGCGGACAGTCTTCGTAAACAGTGCGGCAAGCGCTGGGAGGCGCTGAAGTCTGAGCGTTCTACTTGGATGCCGCACTGGAAGGAAATCTCGGAAGTGCTCCTGCCTCGAGCGGGACGCTTCCTCGTTTCCGACAACAACAAGGGCGACAAGCGCCACCGCGCCATTCTCGACAACAGCGGTACGCGCGCGCTTCGCACGCTCTCAGGCGGCATGATGGCGGGCATGACGAGCCCCGCACGCCCATGGTTCCGTCTCACGACGAAGAACCCGAAGCTTGACGAGAACTATGAAGTCAAGAAGTGGATGACGCAGGTGACGACCCTCATGCAGATGGTCTTCAACCAGTCGAACGTCTACCGTGCGCTGCAGATGGCGTACGAGGAGCTTGGCGCCTTCGGCACGACGTCCGTCATCGTGCTCGACGACTATGACTCGATCATCCACTGCATGCCGCTCACCATCGGCGAGTTTGCGCTTGCGACGGACTCCAGAGGCGACGTCAACACGTGCTACCGAGAGTTCCGCATGACGGTCTCGGCGCTCGTGGGCGAGTTCGGCTACGACAAGGTGTCTCCCACCGTCAGGAAGCTCTATGACCGCGGGAACTACGACGAATGGATCGAGGTGGTCAACGCCATTGAGCCCCGCAATTTCCGCGATCCCGAGAAGCGTGATGCGAAGAACATGCCCTATCGTTCGGTCTACTTTGAGAAGAACGGGAGGGGCGATTCGATCCTGCGAGAGTCGGGCTTCCGACAGTTTCCCGTCCTTGCGGCGCGATGGAACGTCACGGGCGGGGACATCTACGGCACGGGGCCGGGCATGGAGGCGCTCGGAGACCTTCGTCAGTTGCAACAGCAACAGCTCCACAAGTCCAAGGCCATTGCCCAACAGGCAGATCCTGCGGTCATCATGTCGGCCGACATGAGGAACCAAGAGGCCAACCTTGTGCCGGGCGGCATTGTGTGGGCGGACAACGTAGCGCAGGTGCAGGGGGTGCGTTCTGCCTACGAAGTCAATCTGCGTCTCGACGCGCTCCTGATGGACATTCAGGACGTGCGACAGCGCATCGACGAAGCGTTCTACAAGGACATCTTTCTGATGATCACGGGCATGCCGACGACGGCCCGTGCGACGGCAACCGAGATTGCCGAACGCCACGAAGAGAAGATGCTCATGCTCGGCCCCGTCCTCGAGCGCCTCAACGCGGAGATGAACGACCGCCTGATCGCCATGACGTTCGACCGCATGGTGCAGGTGGGCATGCTCCCGCCCGTGCCGCAGGAGCTTCAGGGCATTGACCTGAACGTGGAGTTCGTCTCGATCCTTGCGCAGGCGCAGAGGGCTGTGGCGACCAACGCGGTCGACCGTTTCACGCAGAACCTCGGCATGCTCGTGGCGATCAAGCCCGACCTCGCCGACAAGTTCGACGCGGACTACTGGGCGGACTACTACTCCGACGTGCTCGGTCTCGATCCCCAGCTCATTGTGCCGGGCAAGCAGGTGGCGGTCATCCGCCAACAGCGCGCACAGCAGCAGGCCCAGATGATGCAGATGGAGCAGGCCAAGGAGATGGCATCCGTCGCGAAGGACTTGAGCGCCGTTCCCGCGTCGCCCATGTCGCCTCTGCAGGGGGACCTTCAGTCGGCTTCTCCTGAGCAGATCATGGGGCAGTTTGCGGGGTATTGACCCGGTTGGGGCATGAGAGCAATACAGCGTGTCAAAGTACCGTCAACGAATGAGGAAACCCCATGTCTGAACAGAAACTGCCGTACGAAGCCTCGGACGACTTCGAGTCCGACTTCAAGTGGCTCATGCGGGATGTGCGCGGGCGTCGGCTGATGCACTGGCTTCTCACGAAGTCGGGAGTCTTCCGAACGACCTTCGAGGAGGCGCCGATGCGGGCGTCCTACATGCCGATTGCCATGGCGCACGCCGAAGGCCGAAAGGACATCGGCTACCGCCTGATGGCGCAGATTGATCGGGTTTGCCCCGACCAGTATCCCAAGATGATGAAGGAGAACAAGAATGGCTGAAGACGGAACCCCCGTTGATCCTGTCGAACCGACTGAGCCGACCGAACCCGCGGCGCCTGCAGGTGGTGAGGGAAACCCTACCGATCCGGCACCGGCGGCTACAGAGCCGGCGACGGGCGCTACCGAACCGCAGGAAGGGATGCCGTCCCTGCTCGACGGCGGGGATGGCAAGGGCGAGCCGGAAGGCGCTCCGACGGCTCCTGAAGCCTATGAGCCGTTCGACATCGACGGCCAGCAGTTCTCCGAAGAGCAGGTGCAGGGCTTTGCCGCCACAGCGCGCGAGCTCGGCCTCTCTCAGGAAAACGCCCAGAAGATGTTCGCGTCGATGGTTCCGACCGCACGCGAATACCTGATGAAAGACCTGATGGTGAAGTCCAAGGAATGGGCTTCCCTCTCGGCAAAAGACCCCGAAATCGGCGGCGCGGATTTCGAGGCTAAACGCGGCATTGCGAGTCAAGCATACAAGCACTACGCGACGCCCGAACTTCGCGCTATTTTGAACGGATCCGGCCTCGGGGCGCACCCCGAAGTGGTCCGTCTGTTCTATCGCATCGGCAAGACCATGCAGCAGGACACGGGCGTGACGGGCAGTGCCTCCGCACCCGCGGGCGTACGCCGCCGCTACCCGAAGTCCAACATGGTTGTCGATGAATAAGGAGTAAGGAAATGGCTACGACTACCAAGCCGAATCGCAATCCGACGCTCGCCGACATGATGGATCGCTTGGATCCTGATGGTCAGCTTGCAGACATCGTTGAGGTTCTCAACGAAACCAATGAAATGATGGACGACATCACGTGGGTTGAGGCGAACAACAAGTTCTCCCACCGCACGACCGTCCGCACGGGCCTTCCGACCGTCACGTGGCGCAAGCTCAACTACGGCGTGAAGCAGTCCAAGTCCACGGTTGCCCAGATCACGGACACCTGCGGCATGCTTGAAGCCTTCGCCACGGTCGACAAGAAGCTCGCCGAGATCAACGGCATGAAGGAATCTTGGCGCGCTTCCGAAGAACGTCCGTTCATCGAGGCCATGTCCCAGACCCTGCAGCGTGCGCTTATCTACGGCGACTCCTCGAAGGATCCCGAACAGATCATGGGCCTTGCCCCGCGCTTCAGCACGAAGGATCCGAAGAAGGCTCCGTGCGCCGTCAACGTCATCGACGCAGGCGGCACGGGCACCGATCTCACCTCCATTTGGCTCGTGGGTTGGGGTCCGAATACGGTTCACGGTCTCTTCCCGGAAGGCTCCAAGGCGGGTCTCTCCAAGGAAGACATCGGCGAAGAAGCCGCGCTTGATCCGGACGGCGGCGAATACCGCGTCCTCAAGACGCACTTCGGTTGGGACGTGGGCCTCTCTGTTCGCGACTGGCGCTATGTCGTCCGTATCGCCAACATCAAGGAAAGCCTGCTCAAGCCCGTTCCGCCGGACGAGAACAGCGCCACCGGCCACAACCTCTACGAGCTTCTTGTGAAGGCGGTGGCGAAGGTGCCGAGCCTCTCGGGCGCTCGCTTTGCCTTCTACACGAACCGCACGGTCGAGACCTATCTGCGTCTCCAGCAGGCCAACTCCCGCAACGTCCAGCTCAGCCTGTCCGAGGTTGGCGGCCACAAGGTGCTCAGCTTTGACGGCATCCCGTTCCGCCGTGTCGACGTGCTTGAGTTCAAGGAAGCTCAGGTCAAGTAAGGAGAAGACAATGATTGTTGACTATCTGATGATGTTCACGAAGGACGAGGGCCAGAAGCTCACTGCCGCGGCCGACTCCGACTTCCGTCTTGACTTCGGTCAGGCCAAGCCGACCACGGGCTATGCCTACGGCGACCTCGTGGCCGTCTTCACGGTGAAGGCCGACGTGACGGGCAACCTCACGATCTCGCTTCAGGACTCCGACACGGAGACCTCGGGCTTTGCCGACGTCGCCACGGCCGTGCAGCTCACCGCTCCGAAGGCGGGCACCCAGATCGTGATCCCGATCCCGTACCACCACAAGCGCTACATGCAGGCGCACTTCGCCGGCACGGTTTCGGCGGGTACGGTTCACGGGTTCATCACGTCGGGCTTCCAAGACAACGCGGGCTTTGAACAGGCCCCGACCATCAAGACGGCTTGATCCTCTCGATTGAGGTGATGACAAAGGGGCGCTTCGGCGCCTCTTTTTGCAGGAGGTTCTCATGGCAAGTGCTGTGGAAATTTGCAATTTGGCGATGTCGTTTCTCGGGGATGCCGGGAGCATTGCCTCGATCTCGCCGCCCGACTCGAGCAATGCGGCGAAGATTTGCGCGATCTACTATCCGATTGCGAAGTCGGCCATGCTGGAGATGCACGACTGGTCTTTCGCGACGAAGCGACAGCTCCTCGCCAAGTTGAGCTCGGAGGAGCCGGCGGGGTGGCGCGGGGTGTTTGAGGTGCCGTCCGACTGCGTGCGCATCATCCGCGTGCGGCCCCACGCCCGACAGGAGCTCCCGAGTTGGTGGACGCACAACAGCATGTGGTTCATGGAGCCCAACGACGTGAACTTTGAAGTGATGGGCGGCAAGCTCTACACGAACGCGGAAAACCCCGTGGCGACGTATCTCACGTCGGAAGTGTCGGAAGGCTACTTCTCGCCCACCTTCGTGACGGCGTTCGCGTACTACCTCGCGATGCAGATCGCGGGTTCGCGCGTGAAGGGCGAGGAAGGGCAGAAGCTTGCGGCCACGATCTCGAAGCAGTTCCAAGTGGCGCTCTCCACGGCGAAGACGCGCGACGCGAACCAGCAGCGCAAGCAGGTCACCTTCACGCCGTCGTGGATCACGGGGAGATAGCCATGGGCATTCGCAAGGTTCAAATGTCCTTCGCGGCGGGCGAGCTCGCACCGTCCATGTACGGGCGCTTTGACGACCAGAAGTATCAGCAGGGGTTGGCGCGGTGCCGCAACTTCATCGTGCTTCCGCAGGGCCCCGCGACGATTCGGCCGGGCACGGCGTACGTGAACGCCGCGAAGTATGCGGACAAGAAGTGTCGACTGATCCCGTTCACGTTCTCGTCGGATCAGACGCTTGCCATTGAGTTGGGCGACAAGTATGCGCGCTTTCATACGTCGGGCAAAACCCTGCTGGGGAGCAACGGACAGCCCTACGAGATTGAGACGCCCTACAGTTCGGACGACGTGTTTGACATCCACTACGTCCAGTCCATGGACATCATGACGCTCGTGCATCCGAACTACCCGCCGAAGGAGTTGCGGCGCTACGGTGCCACGGACTGGCGTCTTGTGGACGTGAACTTCGGCGCGCCTCTCCCTGCGCCGGGCGCTCCCAGCGTCCAATACACGGTGGTGGCCTCGAAGGATCAGACGATCACGGACGAGGAGCGCAACCGCTACACGCTCAAGTACAAGGTGACGGCGGTGCGCGAGACGAGCACGGGCAGTCAGGAGGAGAGTCCGGCGAGCGGCATCGGCGAGACGAAGGGCAACCTCTACCTCAACAACGCCACGTGCACGCTCTCGTGGAGTGCCGTCGCGGAGGCCGAGCGCTATCGCGTCTACAAGAACTACAAGGGCCTTTACTGCTTCATCGGCGAGACGGCGGAGACGTCTTTTATCGACGACAACTACTCTCCAGACGAAGGGATCACGCCGCCGATCTATGACGATCCGTTCCTGACCTCGCGTGCGATCAGGAGCGTAAGCGTCACGAACGGCGGTTCCGGTTACAAAGGCAATGAAGGCGAAGTAGCTTTGGGTGACGTTGACGTATCGGGTGACAACATATTCACGAAGGAACATAGCCCCGCGATCACCTACCCGGATCCCCGCATTCCAACCGTTGAAGTGTTCGACAAGATGGGCAACGGCACAGGCGCGACAGCAGAGGTGCACGTGGCCGACATCAAGTACGTCAACGTACCAGACAGCGGAAGTGACTCCAGCAATTCGGGGGACTTCTACACCACCGTGATAATTGACAAGATTGTTGTCACAGCCGCAGGGAAGGGATACATCAAACCCTATGCGCGAATCAAAAAGGTGGGAACATGGCCCGGAACGGACTTTGAGAAACCGTTGTCGTTGGCCGAAACGGGCGCCGAGATCATCGTCGAGGATTCGACGGGTTGGGGCGCGGACATTGTTCCTACAATATCGGGCGGTCGAATCACAGGTGCGATCATTCGATCCGGCGGACAGAACTACTCGAACCCTACCGCTCGCATTGTTGCGCCTGTAGGCTCCGGCGCTCAGGTCTCGTTGTCGACAGGCAAGTACGGCGACTACCCCGGTGCGGTCTGCTACTACGAACAGCGCCGATGCTTCGCGGGGACGCCGACGCGCCCGCAGATGGTGTGGATGACGCGCTCGGGCACGGAGTCCGACATGAGCCATACGCTGCCCTCTCAGGACGACAACCGCCTGCGCTTCGCCATTGCCGCGCAGGAAGCCTCGCGCATCCTTCACCTGACGCCGCTCCAGCAGATGCTCGCGATGACGAACACGACGGAGTATCGCGTGTCGTCGGGCGGCTCCGCGCCGATGGCACCCGATGCGATCCGCTCCGAAGTGCAGGCGCAGATCGGCGCATCGAACGTGATGCCCGTGGTGGTGAACTCCACGGTGGTCTATGCGGCGGCTCGCGGCGGCCATGTGCGCGAACTCGGCTACAACTGGCAGGCGTCGGGCTTCACCACGGGCGACTTGTCCATTCGATCCGCGCACTTCTTCGAGGAGACCCGCATCGTCGACATGGCGCTAGCGAAGTCGCCCGATCCCATCGTGTGGGCGGCTATGGCCGACGGAAGCCTGCTTGGCTTCACGTACCTGCCCGAGCAGGCCATTGGCGGGTGGCACAAGCACACGACGGAGAACGGCGCGGTGGAGTCCGTGACGGTGATCCCGGAGGGTGACGAGGACATCGTCTACCTCATTGTCCGCCGAACGATCAATGGGCAGAACGTCCGCTACGTCGAGCGCATGCACGAGCGAAAGCTAGAACAGCTCAGCGACGCGTGGCACGTGGACTGCGGCGGGGAGTACCAAGGTCCGTTGACGACGGAAGTCTCGGGCCTCACATGGCTTGAAGGCGAGACGGTGAACATCCTCGCGGACGGGTGCGTGCTCCCGCAGCGCGTCGTGACGGACGGCAAGGTGACGCTCACTCAGCCGTCAAGCCACGTCATCGTGGGCCTCCCGATCACGGCCGACCTTCAGACGCTCCCCGTGGCGATCCAACTGCAGGACGGCTCCTTCGGCATGGGGCACATGAAGAACGTCAACGACGTTTTCCTTCGCGTGCACAAGTCGTCGGGCGTCTTCGTCGGCCCCGACTTCGAGAACCTTGTCGAGTACAAGCAGAGAACCGACGAGCAGTACGGGTCCCCGCCGGCACTGATGAGCAAGGAGATTGCGCTCTCGACGATCTCACAGTGGAACGATTCGGGCCAGATTTGCGTCCGGCAAAAGGATCCTCTGCCCTTGACCATCGTGAGCCTGTGCTGGGATCTCGCGTCCTAGTTGGGGCATGAGGCCGAGGCTACCCGATAACCTAGCCCTCAACTATGAGGGCTTTTTTCATATGGCACTGACACTTCAGGGGGTTACCTACGACCTCGACAATTTACTGGGCGGCGTGAACTACGGCACGGATCCGCTCACGTTTCAAGGCGCCGCCGGCACGCAGAACGTCATGCCGGCGCCTGACGTGGCATCGAGCGCAGGAGCCGGAACGCAGGCCTTGGGCGGCGCATCCATCGGCATGGCGATCGGGCAGGCGATCGGCGGCATGTACTCCGCATGGAAGGGCGGCAAAACGTTCAAGTACGTCATGCAGAAGCAGGCCGAGATCTCCGAGGCGAACAGGCAGATGGCCCAGCTCTCCGCCGAGTCGGCCATGCGGCAAGGCGAAGCGCAGGTGGCACAGCTCACCTATCGCGCAGGCCAGATCAAGGCCAAGCAGCGCACCGCGTTCGCATCGGGCGGCGTGGTGTTGGGCGACGGCTCCACTGCCGAAGTCGCGGCGTCGACCGACATCATGAAGGAGATGGACAAGAAGACCGCCGAGATGAACGCGCTCTCCGCCGCGTGGGGCTACAAGCAGCAGGCCCTTCAGGCAAGCGCGCAGGGCGGCATCTTCTCGGCCACGGCGGGCTACGCCAAATCGGCCAAGCAGTCGGAGGGCTTCTCGAGTCTGCTTGAGGGCGGCTTCTCTGCGGCCGACCGTTGGTACCGCTACTTTGGAGCATCCTAATGGCACAAGTTCCCAATTACGGCGGGCATCAGGTGATGCCCAGCATTTTCGGCTACAAGCCCGTCTCGACCGACATCCCGAAGGTTCCCGAGATGAACGTCCAGAAGTCGCTCGCGAGTGCGTCGGACAAGCTCGACGCGTGGTACTCCAAGTTCCTCGCAGAGCAGGACGACGCTCGTGTGACGGAGGCGATCACGGACCTGCGCCGCAAGGCGATCGACATGGAGACGGGCGAAGGCGGCTGGGCGAGCACGCTTGGCGCGAACGCGCTTGAGCCCGACATGGACGGCAAGGGCCTTGTCGAGCGCATGGACGAAGGCCTTCAGGGCTACGGCACCGAGATCGCCGCGAGGCTAACGCCGCGCCAACAGAAGATGTTCGGCGAGAAGGCGCAGGCGATCTACACCTCGTCCTACTCGGGCGTCTCTCAGCACGTCTATCAGCAGGCCCTCGGCCAGAAGAAGGCGGCGCATGAGGGTGCCGTCGCGCAGGCCGTGGAGTCGGGCGCGGCGTACGCCATGAAGCCCGACATGCTTGCGCAGAGCGCATCGACCATTCGCGAGTCCGCGCAGAAGCTCGCAGAGTTCCAAGGGTGGACGCCCGAGAATACGGAGCTCTACGTCAAGAAGCAACTGTCGGGCATGTACATGAACGCCATTGCCGACCGACTGGCAGGCGCGGATCAGAACCCCGTGATGGGGTATCAGGCGCTCGGCATCTTGAAGGCGCACTCGAAGGAGATGCTCGCGTCCGACGTCGCCCGCGCCCGGCAGCAGATCAACCCCATCGTGCAGGCACACGAGGATCGCCTGAAGGTGGAGCGCTATGCCGCAAGCTTGGCCTCGGACGGCTCCGTCCTCAGCGGCGGCATGGCACTGGCCGTGCAGCGCGGCGTCGTCTCGCAGGATTTTGTGCAGACGGCCCGAGGGTTCGAGGCGGTTATGTCCGTCGGGTCCGGCGGCGGGCACCAGTCCGTCACGACGAAGGAAGGCTCCATTGAGACGTGGAAGCACGGTGCTTCTCAGCTCACGGTGGAACAGGGCATGGAGGCCGCCAAGTTGGCCAAACAGCCGTGGGACGTGCAGGCCTTCAAGACCGACCGCAACTACAACCAGATGCTGGGCCTTGCCCGCTACGGTGACATGCTCACGGAGTTCGCCGACGAGCAGATGGCGATCGCAGGATACCTCACCGACAAGGAGACCGTGCGCAACGCAGAGAAGCAGGCGGCCGAGAAGGGAGGCGTGTGGACGGACTATCTGCCCGAGAAGGCGCAGTCCACGCTCCAGAGCGCCATGGCCAACATGCGTAAGCAAAGGGAGGTGGTGGACTCCGCCACGGGGAAGACGGTTGCCGGGTTCGATCCGAAGTACGCTGCGGCGGCGAAGCAGTGGCCGACGGCCGATCAGATCCGAGAAGACCTGAAGCGAACGGACGCTCGTGCGGCCGCCGACCCGCTCTATTGCGACGAGCTCGTGTCGAAGGCGGTGACGCTCGTCAACGAAAAGAAGGCGTCGTACGTCCAAGAGCAGAACAACATCAAGGCGCAGATCTCCAACGTCCTCTTCCAGACGCACGGGAACCTCGATGCGGTGCCGCAGGCCCTGCTCCAGAGGCTCGACGTGAATGAGCATGCCGCCGTGATGAAGATCGCCAAGCACTACCAGAGCGATACGTTCGCATCGAACCCGTTCACGCTTGGCAAGTTGAGCGACGACGACTTCTTGGCGTCGTTGCCGATGGATGAACTGACGCTCTACCTCAACGACCTCAACGGCACGGATCGGCAGCGCATTCTGACGCGAAAGGAAATGCTCAGGCAGAAGCAGGTTGCGGCGCACGACGAACGTGCAGGCGAGATCCGTGCAGCGCAGACGGGTGAAGTCTTGAGCGACTACGTCATTGAGAGCGGCACAATCAAGAACGTGTTGAGGCAGAACCCGACGCTCGACGCGATGTTCAAGGAGTATCCGGAATCGGCAGGCATTGTGCTTTCTGCCGTTCAGAAGGAGCTTAGCCTGACGGGTCAGCTGGCAGGCAAGAAGCTCAACGAGGTCGAGATCCGCGAGGCGATTTGGGCGGCGACGCGTGAGAGCGTGACGATCTCGGGCATGTTCGGAAGCTCGAGCAAGCCTGCGATCCTCCTCACGGTGAAGGACCTGCCGAACTACGGCTCGACAGACGCGATGCGCATCCTGAAGGCGGTTGCCAAAGAAGAGATCCGTTCAATGGGGCAGGATCGCGAGCCGACGGAGATCGAGATGCAGGACTGCCTCACCAAGATCATGTTGGGCGGAAAGAACCTGCGCCTTGTCATCCCGCCCGACGTGGCGTTCGACAACCCGCTCATGGACAAGATCAAGGCCACTTGGTCGGCCCAGCACGGCGGGCGCGAGATGCCGAAGAACCAACAGCTTCGCTACTACCTCATTGCCCGCGCGCAGGGCGAGTACGCCAAGCCGAGCGAGAGACGAGGAGTCCTCGACGGCCAGACTCTTTACATGGAATAAACGATGGACTACGTGGAACGAATGCTCGCACAGGACGGTGCGGCGCAGGCAGAGGCAGACTACGCTCAGGCGCTCATGGACAAGGAGACGCCCGAGCAGGCGGCCGTGCGCCTTCGCAAGGCGCGCATGTTCGATATGACGCCCGAGGAGACGCCGTCTCTCACGCCGCAGGAAGAGGCCATTGCCAAGGCGCAGGCGGTCAACTGGGCGGCTCTCTACACGGAGGCGCCGACCCTCATTGAGCGCCTCTCGGAGCCCGCCTTCGCCAACCTCGTGAAGGACGATATCTCCACGATGGGCCTTCGCGAGAAGTTGATTTGGCAGTTGGCTCCCGAGACGGGGGAGAAGAACTCCGTGTGGGGAACGCTGCGCAACGCCCTCACGCGAGGTTCCTACCAAGGGGAGGCCACGTGGCTCGCGGGACCGATGGCCGATTCGGAGGCCTACCGCGAAGAGCTCGACAAGATCGCGGAAATCGAGGCAGAGATCGCCGAGGGGAAGGACGTCGCGTACCGCTTCGCCACGCCCGAGGACGAGACGGGGCAGGTTGGACTCGCCGCCTTCCTTGCGGGCAAGGAAGACATGAAGAATCGCTTGACGAAGAAGATCGAGCTCGCGGGCGAGGACACGGCGCGCTTCAACCGCTACGCCTCCTACTTCCCCGGCTCAAAGGCGGCCGCCGAGATGATGGAGGAGGAGTCCTTCAGCGGCGCGATGAATGCCTTCATGAAGGACCCGCTCACGATCCTTGCCGACTTGGGCGGCAGTTCCATGATGCAGAACGCCCCGTCCCTTCTTGCGCTCCCCCTTCTTGGCGGCGGAGGGATCGGCGCTCAAATGTTGGGCACGTTCGGCGCGTCCTACGTGATGGACAAGAACTCGGGCGTGATGGCGAACCTCGCTGAAGAGGGGATCGACCTCATGGACGGGAAGTCGATCGCGTCGGCCTACCTTGATCCGACGAAGCGCGACATGCTCAAGAACGCCATTGAGCGCGCAGAGAAGCACGCCGTCGGCACGGCCCTTCTTGACGCCGCGTCCATCGGTGTGGCGGGCGTGATGACGGTGCCGAAGTCGGCCATGCGTCAGGTGCTCGACACGGCGTACAAGCGCGAGTTCGCCAACATGGCCGCGCAGATGCCGATCCAAGGTGCCATGGGCGGTGCGGGCGAAGCACTGGGGCAGGTCCTCTCCGACGGCGAGATCACCTCGTGGGCGGACATCGTGGCGGAGATGGTGGGCGAACAGTTTACCGCGCCGATTGAAGTCGCCATGACGGGCCTCAAGGTGCGTACGGAGGCCGCCATGGCGGAGGCCCGTGCGAAGCAGAACGCAGAGCGCATGGCCGAGCTCAGCAAGACCGAGTCGTACGTCGACCAGATTGACCCGGAGACGGCCGCCTCGTACGAGCAGGAAGTGGCCCGACGTGCGGGCGTCGAGACTGTCGAGTTCGATGCGGTCTCCTTCCACCAGAGGGGGCTCGACACGAAGTTCTCCTCGATCCCCGAAGTGGCCGAGCAGATGCCCAAGGCCCGCGCCACGGGCGGCACGATCAAGGTGCCCATCGGCAAGGTCAAGGAGATGGTGAAGCAGGACGAGTCCGTGCTGGAAGTGATGTCCGTGGGCGGCGCACTGTCCGTCGAGGAGGCCGAGGAGACGAAGAATACCCTGCAGGTCGAGGAGGAGCGAGTCGCCGCCGAGGAGGCGCTCAAGGCCGACAAGGCGTTCCGGAAGGAGCTCGCAGAACTTGGCCGTGAGGTCGGCGTGAGCATCCGTGCGATCAAGGTGCCGAAGGAGGAGGCGCGCAACCTGCAGGCGCTTATCCAGACGCAGGTGGGTGCGATCGCCCGCCAAGTCGGCATGTCGCCCAAGGCCCTGTGGGAGAAGTACGGCGGCAAGTTCGTCATGGGCAACGGAGAAGCAGGCGTCAACGGGCAGTACTTCCCGTCGCTTCGCACCGTGGCCCGATGGAACGGCGCGAACCGATCCACGCTCCTTCACGAGACGGGGCATCTTTTCCTTGACATGCGCACGCAGATCGCAGCGGATGTCTCGAAGAACGAGACCATGCCCGAGGACATGAAGGCGTATGTCCAGTCCGTCAACGACGTGCTCGCATGGCTTGGCGTCAAGGACATTGCCGCATGGCAGGCGATGACGCCCGAAGACCAGAGAGAGGCGCACGAGAAGTTCGCCCGCTCGTTCGAGGCGTACATGACGGAAGGCAAGGCGCCGTCGGACGAGGCGAAGCTCACGCGGGCTTTTCGCGAGTACGGCCGTTGGCTTCAGGACATCTACACCGTGGCCGAGAACGTTCCCGGCTCCGCGCTCAACGAGGACGTGAAGGAGTTGTTCGACGCCATGTTCGTCTCCAAGGAAGACGTGAGGGAGTCGATGACGCGTCAGGCGATCATGCCTGTCTTCAAGGACGCAGAGGAAGCGGGCATGACGGAGAGCGAGTGGGAGGCCTACCAGAACGCCCGCGCCGACGTCGGCACGCAGGCCGAGGCCGAGCTCACGGCCCGCAACATCCGTCTGCAGAAGTCCGTCAAGAACATGCGCAACCGCATGCTCAAGGAGCTCAAGGGCCAGCGCAAGGGACGCGTGGCCGAGATCCGCGCAGAGGTGGAGGCCGAGTACAAGCAGTCCCGCGTATACAAAGCGTGGAGCGCCATTGTGGAAGGCGTGGGCAAAGCGGAGAAAAACAAGTTCCGCCCGAAGATCTCGTTCGATACGCTCAGGCGTCTCAAGTACTCTGCCGGCGCGATACGCAAGCTCCACGACGCCAAACTGGCGTCCCCGCAGAGTTATCGCCAGCGCCTCCCGGACGACATTATGGCCACTGCGTTCGGCTATCCGAACATGAAGGAGCTCATCGACGACCTGCTCGCCAACCTCGATCCCAATGAGGTCATCGACCGCATTACGCTTGAGCGTCTTGTCGCCGAAGCGCCCGAGTTCAAGGACGAGTCGACGATGCGCGACATGGCCGATGCCGCCACCTTCAACGACGCCAAGATCAAGGTGGTCTCGACCGAACTCGCCGCCATGGAGAAGTCGTTCAACGGGCAGGCGCGCACCGAGGCCGCAGCCGTCGACGCCCTTGCCTACTCCACCGTGCAGGACATGGACCTCGCGACGCTGCGCCCGGCCGCGTTCGTCCGTGCGGCCAACCGCGCCGCCCGCAATGCACGCAAGGCGTGGGCGAAGGGTGCGGTGGCGGAAGCGATCCTCTTCAAGCGGCAGGAGCTCTACCAAGCGGCGCTCGCCAAACACGCCCGAGAAGCGCTCATCTACGTCTCGAAGGAAGTCCGCGGCTTCAAGAAGTACAAGGTGCAGACGCATCGAGGCATGGACACCAAGATCCTCGAGGTGCTCCAGCGCGCGCTGGTCAACATGGGCTTCGTCGACGCGAAGGCCGTGCACGTCAACGATCCCGAAGCCTCCTTCAGCGAGAAGGTCAAGGAGCTCGAGAACGAGCTCGAGCACGGCCTTGAGATGACGCCCGACATGATCAGGGCCATTGCGGCGCGGGATACCAACGTCCTCAAGACCGTCGCGGGGATGTTCTCCTTCATCGACGCGATCAAGCTCCTCGAGGCGCAGGCCCGTCGTGAGAAGCACATCGACACGGTGCAGGGCCGCCAACAGCTCGAGGCCACGTGGGAGAAGACCGCCAAGGAGGTCAGGGACAACGCGATCGAGCACGGGCGGGATCCGAAAAAGTACAAAGAGCTTTTCGGCAAGAAGGCGAGGTTCCTCGATGCCCTCTCGCGCTACAGGTTCATGCATGCTCGCGCATCCGCGCTTATTGCCGAGCTCGACGGCAAGTGGGACGGGCTTCTTGCGCGCCTTCTCATTTACCCGTCCGACAAGTGCGGGAACATGGAGGAGTCGCTCAAGAACGAGTACGCCGTGAAGCTCAACGGCATTCTCGCCAAGTTCCGAGACGCCATGGCCGATCCAACGGAGAAGTCGAGCGAGGTCTTCAAGGGCGCATCCTTCTCGCTTCAGAACGTCTTCGTGCTTTTGTGCAACTACGGCAACGAAGGCAACCGCCAGCGCGCGCTTTCCACCATGGAGTACCACACGGGCTTCAAGTTCTTTGAGGGCTTGGACAAGAAGGACAAGGACTATGAGAAGAAGCTCGCCGAAGCGAACATGCGGGCCGACCTTAAGATGGCCGACTTCTTCGCGGAGTACTTGACCGATGAGCACTATGAGGCGGCCGAACAGATTTGGGCCCTCTTTGAGGACATCAAGGAGAAGACCGGCAAGACCTACAAGCGCATCGTCGGCCGCGAGCCCGACTGGGTTGGCGAACGTCCCTTCATGGTGAATACCTCGCAGGGCAAGCGCATCCTCAAGGGCGGGTATTACCCGATCTCCTATGACCGAGAGTCGAGCCTTCAGGGGAAGGAGCTCGCCGAAGTGAAGGGCATGGAGACGCTCAAGCCGTTCTTCGGCAAGAGCGGCGTGTCGGACGGCCACACGAAGGCTCGCGTGAGTTTCTTCGACAAGCCCCTCGTCATGACGAGCCGCGCGCTCTTTGAGGGCCTCGAGGAGCAGATTCACTACATCGCGTGGGCCGAGTTCATCAACAACGCCCGCAAGCTTCTTAGAGGGGATGGCGGGCTTGCGCGGGCTATTCACGATCACTACGGCTCACGCTACTTCAAGGCGATCGAGCAGTGGCTGCAGGACTGCCGCGACGGCAACCAAAGCCAGTCGCCCACGGACATGATCCCGAACGAGTTGCGCCGCGGCGTCTCGCTCGCAGGCGTGGGCTTGAACTTCGGTACGGCGGCGCTCCAGCTCGTGGGCCTCACGCAGTCCGTGGCCTACCTCGGGCCGAAGTGGGTAGGCAGAGGGCTATCCGAGTTCTTCCGCCTTGGCGCCACGGGCGGCGCCTACAAGGCCGTGGCGGGGATGTCCGAGATGATGCGCAACCGCCTTCGCACGCAGTTCCGAGAGCTGACGGAGATCCAGTCGCGCATCGACGGCGGCACGGGTGAGCTCAAGGACAAGATGATGCGCGTGGCGTACATGCCGCTCACCATCATGCAAATGGCGGTCGACATTCCCACGTGGCTGGGTGCCTACCAGAAGGCGCTCGCGGAAGGGAACTCGGAGAAGCTTGCGGTCTCCATTGCCGACCGCGCCGTGATGAACTCGCAGGGCTCGGGCCGCATGCAGGACCTCTCCCAGATCGAGCGCGGGAATGCATGGGCGAAACTCTTCACGGTCTTCTACACCTTCTTCAACACGGCGCTCAACCTCGCCGTGGTGAGCGGCAAGACGGAGAAGGGCATGAAGCGTGCAGGCACGCTCCTACTGCTCCTCGTCATGCAGCCCGTCATCGAAGGGTTCCTGAAGAGCGCCATTGGCAGCGCGCTGGGGGATGACGACGAAGACTGGCTCGAGAAGGCGATCAAGGCGTCCGCTACGAACACCGCCTCCTTCAACCTCGGGCTTCTCGTGGGCGTGCGGGAACTGGGCTACTTGACGGGCGACTGGGGCTACCAAGGGCCGTCGGGTCTTCGCAAGATCACGGACTTCGGCAAGGCCTACAACGCCATGGTGCGCTCCATCGAGAACGGCGAGATCACGGAGACGGACCTCAAGGCGTTCGTGAGCGCGGCAGGCACGATGGCGCCCTTCCCGGTCACGCCGATCAACCGTGCGATCTCGGGCGCCAATGCGCTCTATGAGGACAAGACGGATAACCCGCTCACGCTCATCACGGGTTACTCCGACAAGTAGTTGGGGCATGAGAGCAAAGGCGTGTGACAAAGTACAGGCATTGCGAGGATTTTTGCCATGTCAGTACAAAACATCACACGCCGAGCAGGGCCGTATGTGGGCACCGGGCTCGTCTCCGCATACACCTTCGCCTTCAAGGTCTTTCGATCCGAGGACGTGAAGGTGGTGCGGTCTGCGTCCTCTGATGCGAGCGCGCAGGATGAGACGCTCAAGCTCGGCACCGACTACACCGTCAAGCTCAACGCCGATCAGGACGAGAAGGCGGGCGGCACCGTCACACTCACGAGCCCGTTGGCGGAAGGGCTGCGCTTGTCCATTCTGTCTGCGATCACGCCTGATCAGCAGATGGTGCTCACGAACCACGACGGCTTCCTGCCCACGACGCTCAACGACTCTGCGGACAAGGCGATTGCCTTGATCCAAGAATTGCAGGAAGAGGTGGGCCGTTCTCTGCGCGTTCCGGCGTCCGCCGACAAAACGCCCGAGGACCTGACCGAAGAGCTCCTCGCCGCCCAAGACGACGCCAGACAGTTCGCCGATGCCGCCCAGAAGTCTGCCGAAGAGGCGAAGAAGTCCGAGGAGCAGACGAAGGCCTACGCCGAAGCCGCCACCGTCATCGTCCCGTTCAAGGACGAGATCAAGACCGTGGCTGACAACATCGATCCGGTCAAGACGGTTGGTCAGAACATCGAGTCCGTCAAGTCGGTGGCGTCCATCAAGGGCGAGACCGTGGCGGTGGCAGGTGCGCTCGACGACATCGGAACGGCGACTGTTCCCGAGAACTTGGAAGCCTACAAGACCGTAGCCGCGATCAAGGATCAGGTGGTAACCGATGCCGAGATCTCGGCCGAGATCGTCAAGGTTGCGTGCATGAAGGAGCACGTCGTCAACGTCTCCTCGAACATCGAGGACGTGAAGGACGTCTCCGCAAGCCTCGACCACATCGGCACCGTCGCGGGCGACATCACCGGCGGCAGGTGCACGCCCGTGAAATTCTCTGCCGGCAGACTCTCCGACGAGCAGGCCCAAGAGTGCACACCGGGCGGCGGCAACATCAAGACCGTGGCCGAGCACATCGTCTCCGTTGACAAGGTGGCGGGTGCGGTCGACGACGGCACGCTGGAGAAGGCGGCGGGTTCGCTTGAGAGCACGGTTGAGAACGTGCGCCGAGCAGAAGCCGCTCAAGCCGCGGCCGAGTCTGCCAACGCGTCCGCACAGTCGGCAAAGACCAGCGCGGAGGGTTCCGCGACGGCCGCAGGCTCAAGCGCCACGCTGGCAAAGAAGTGGGCGACGCAGATGGGCTCTCCCGTCGAAGGCGATCTCTACAGCTCCAAGCACTACGCCGAGATCGCGTCCGGTGCGGCAGGCTCCTCCGCGGAAGCGCTCGAGGCCGTGGTGAAGGCGGGGCAGGATGCCGTTGCCTCGATCACGCAGGAAGGTTCCTCGCAGAAGTCCGCCGTGACGGCCGAAGGAGCCAAGCAGGTCAAGGCGGTCGAGACGGCGGGATCAACGCAGTCTCAAGCGCTCAACAACCTCGGAACGGCGTGGCAGACGAAGGTCGAACAGGCAGGTTCCACACAGGTCAACGCCGTCAACGCGGCCGGCGCGACGCAAACAGCCAACGCAAAGGCGCAGGCCGATGCCGCAGCCAAGTCGGCAACCGCCGCATCGAGCGCGCAGAAGGCGGCCGAGACTGCGAAGGCAGGAGCCGATACGGCCAAGAGCGGTGCGGAGTCTGCAAAGACTGCGGCCGTGACGGCGCAGGGGAAGGCGGAGACTGCGGCAACCACTGCGACGAACAAGGCGACGGAGGCAGGCACGAAAGCGGGTGAAGCGGCGAAGTCCGCACAGGCCGCCGCCGAGTCTGCCAAGGTGGCCGCGTTCGCTGTGCGCCTGACGTCGACGAACATGTCGGCATCCGGCACTGCGGCGCTTACCACGCTCACGCCTTCTACCAACGTGAAGGTCGGCGACACGGTGATCGATCCCGAGGGCGAGGTCTTCCAGATCGCGTCGCTCGCGTCAAGCACGTTCACGGTCGGGGCGAGGCTCACGAGCATTCAGGGCCCGAAGGGCGACAAGGGCGCCACTGGAGCGCAGGGCGCACAGGGCATCCAAGGCGTGCAAGGCCCGCAGGGCATACAGGGCCCCAAGGGTGAAAAAGGCGATCAGGGCCCGAAGGGGGCCACGGGTGCGGCACTCGCGATCAAGGGCTCCTTCCCGTCGCTCGAAGAGCTTCAGGAGCAGCACCCTGCGGGCGCACTGGGCGACGCCTACATGGTCGGTACGCACCTCTACTCGTGGAACGGCTCCGCGTGGCAGGACGTCGGCGACATCAAGGGGCCCAAGGGTGACAAGGGCGATCAAGGTGTTCAAGGCGAGAAGGGCGCGACGGGCGCTGCAGGTGCACAAGGACCGAAGGGTGAGACTGGTGCTACCGGACCGACAGGCCAGACGGGTGCGGCGGGCAAGTCCGCCGCGATCACGAGCGCATCCGCCACGGTCGACGCCAACGTGGGAACGCCCGCCGTAACGGTCACGCTGGGAGGCACCGAGCTCGCGCGCACGTTCACCTTCGCCTTCAAGAACCTCAAGGGCGCACAAGGCGTTCAGGGCATCCAAGGGCCTCAAGGCGTGCAGGGTCCGACAGGGCCTGCGGGCACGACGACATGGAGCGGCATTAACGACAAGCCCTCCTACTTCAAGACATCCGGTATTTCCATGGGGAGACTTCCGTAATGGCATACACACCTTTTGGGATCAACTACGACACGTCGGCGAAGATCAGCGCCTACGGCGGCGATGCGGAGACGCCTGCGCAGCCGATTTGGGCGGAGGACACAAACCAGCTGTGGATCGTCCACGGCACCGGCGGCAAGTACCGCGTGGCGATGGCTTCGGAGCTTGCAAACTACCTGACGACGGCTACCGCTTCAGCCACGTATCTGTCGAAGACGGATGCGGGGGTGACGTACTTGGGCATCAATGCCAAGGCGAAGAGCGCGTCCACGGCGGACGCCGTCGCATGGACCGGTGTCAGCGGGAAGCCTCAACTCATCCCCGGAACAGGCGACGCGGGCACGATCACGACGACAGAAACCGTCGTGGCGGCAACCACCGTATCCGACACGTCGGCGCGCTCCATGAAACTCGCCAGCGGGGGAACGCTTACCGTCAACAACGGCTCCAGTGGTAAAGCGTGGATCACAGTCGTGGCTCTTGAAGGTTCGGCCACGATCAACTTCAGCGCGTCTTGGGCGTGGAGCGGTTCTGCTCCGACGCTCGGTAAAGGCCTCGTCACGCTCGCGTGGTATGGGTCTTTCGGCGTGGCGACGTTTACGAAGTATGGGAGCTAAGCAATGGTCAAGACATGGACGTTCAACGGCATCGAGTACAAATCTGAATGGCAGGTGCGACAGGACATTTTCAACAAGGACCACGTGTCCTTCGGAGAAGCGCCCGAGGAGGGCAAGGTTGAGTTTTGGGCGCAGTACGGAGTTACCTACGTTGAAAGAGAACTGACGTCTGAAGAGCAGGAGGCGCAGGAGCTCGCCGTTGCCAAGCGCGAACGAGCGATCAAGGTGGCAGCGATCAAGGTCGAGGTCGACGGCATGACGTTCGATGGGGACGAGTCCGCACAGTCCCGCATGGCCCGTGCGATCACGGCGGCGGAGACGGCGGGACTTGACTCGACCGTGTGGGTGTTGGCCGACAACACCGTTGCAACCGTGACGAAGGCCCAGCTCCAACAGGCGCTCTCCAAGGCGATGCTTGCCATGGCAGAACTGTGGACTGCTCCTTATTCGGAGGCTAAGGCATGAGACATCCAGATGGATTTCAAGTGGCGGTGGCGGTAGACCAGTTGGTCAACACGTTGCTGGGCGGTTGGGCCGACGAGACGTTGAGCGCAAGAGCTTGGCGTCACAAGCTCGATGGGTCGAGATCATGGCTTGCATGGATCATCGACCACTTGTTCTTTTGGCAGGACGATCACTGCAAGACCGCATGGGAGAGTGAGCTAAGCCGTGCACACCTGCCGCCGTCTTTGAGAGGAGAGAAGGGATGCTGAAGAAGTCTCTACTTGCGAACGCAAAGACCTTTAAGGTTTCCATAGGAACGCAGACGCATTGTGCTGTGAACAGCAATAAGGCTTTCGCGGCCCCGGGAGAGGTTGTTACACTCACCGTCTCCTACCCGACTGGGTACAGCAATGCAACGGTTTCGGTGTCTCCTTCTGTCGCGGTGAGCAAGGTGAACGTCAACACCTTCACCTTCGTCATGCCGTACTCTGACGTGACGGTGGCGGCATCTGCCAGCGTTCTCAGCTTCAAGATCTCCGTCAACCAGTCGGGGACGGGGAGTGTAAACGTGAAGTCCGTTGCGAACTATGGGGAGACGGTAACGGTTACGGTGTCTCCCGCCACCGGGCATATTCTCCAAAACATTTCCTCGAGCGATGTGACGCTATCGGGAAGCGGAAATACCCGCACGTTTGTGATGCCCGCTAAAAACGTAACGATCACCGTGGCGTTCCAACAGGATTACCATATCGTCGTTACCGTTGGGGGCCATAAAACCTTGAGTATTCCGGGAGCGTACCGTCGTGGATACGTCGTCAATGCGTACGGGAGCGTTGATCGCATCCCTTATTGGGGTACCGTTGGCATGTATCTACAACAGTTAGTGTCATTGTTTAAACGCACAGGCGAAACATTTTCGCAGAACTATATATTGCTAGCCGAAAATAAAAATCTAAATTCTATTAAAGTAAATGGTAAAACCTTTACCTTTACCGGCGATTCTGATAATAACACGGGTATCTCTTTAGACCCATCTGCGCTATTCGATAGTTCCTCCGAAGGAAAAGAAGTTCGAATAAA